TGGCGTCGGCGTGCCACGGGTCTTCACCATAGCGGATACCTTGATCCCAGACCTTGCGGGAGATAATGCACGGACCGCCGACGTTGCCGGGGAAGCGGTTGATTGTCTTACCTTTGATAGTTATTTCATGACCCGCGGCACGCGGGTTTTCTATCGCCTCGTGTTCGATGCCTAATTGACCGAGCGACGGCATCGCTGCAAAGTATTCGGCTACTTTCTTATCCCAGTCAGACTCAAGGTGCATGTCGTTATCTAGCCTCATCAGGTGAGTGGCATTCGGATATTCTATCAACCCTTTCCTCCAGCCAATATTCGTAGCCTTGCCTGGATAGTAATTTTCAGGGTTGAGTATGACTTTATCTATACGGTTCCGGTCTTTAGCTTTTAATAAATAGTCCTGGGTACCGTCATCCGACGAGTTATCCACAGTCACGAGGTAATAGGGCAGGGAAATAGTATCCCAAAAAGACCGTAAGGTTTTTTTGGTATAGTCGAGGCGATTATACGAGATAAGCACCACTAACAGATTCATAGATACGTCCAACCATGCGCGTCTTGGTGTACTTTCTCTATAATCTGGTATGCCTCGCCAGTGAAAGAAACGTGAACGGGGTGGTCGTGCCATTCGCCTGATTCGATGCGCTTCTTAACCTCGTCGGCTTTGTCGAACTCTTTGTCGTTGCGGTATTTCTGGTACATATATAACGCCGTGTCGGGGCCGGTTATGTTCATAACTTTATCCGTTTTTTGTATTGTTTGATGTCCTACGATTCGTTTCACCATATTACCTCGCTTTCGTCTATAGCCACACCCTTGTTCTTGATAGGGGTAGCCAAACCTTGTTTAATTAGATTCTCGGCGTGTTTTTTGCTTACCCGCACGCCGCCTGTCGGGGTATCGACGGTTATCAGCTGTCCCTTAGCGCCTGTCGCTAAGGGTAAAGACCGTATTTTCTTCAATTGGTAGTCTTTCTTGACCCTAGTCCACGATTCTATCTTGTGAGCGCCGTCATTCGTGCCGGTTTTGCCGAGTTCAACCAGTTTTCTTTGTCCAATAGTCTTGTACAAGACTATTGGAATCCCCAAATTATGCAATCGTACCCCGAATGTCACGTCATGCAGCCCGTAGGCCTCGCCGTTGAACATGCTGCCGGCCAGTTTTATGGTCGTGCCGTAGTTTAGCGGCGTCCAGCGGATGTCAGAACGCCAATAGGGATGCTCCAGCTTGTCGAAAACATGTCTTTTAATCAGTAGACAGCCCGTGCCGCAGTACACTATCTCTTTACCTATCTTAAGGACCGCGCCCTTGCCGTCGCGGGTAACGGGATAATCGCAGGTTATGACGTCTTTGTCTTCCGATAACATGTCGGCCAAGGTGTTGTCGGGCAGGATCATGTCGTCCTCGACGTACCAAAGATGGGTAATCGTAGAATCCTCCAACACTTGCAGTGTTGGAATCTCAAAACACATCGGAATCGAACGTTTATGGCTGAAGAAGAACTTATGGCTGATAGTCCGCACGTTACGGACGACTTCTTCCGCCGTCCGGCTGAACATCAGGCCGCGCGAGGGCAGGATGACGGCGACGCGGGTCATAGGACTCTTTCTTTCAGTATCCTATTAATTTTATCATCTGACACGGCTGAATTCCCGTCCGTCATTCAAATAAGGCTGGTCATTCTCGTCATAACTAATAAAGGGCGGTATCTCCGTCCAAACCTTGACGTTTTGGATTCGGTTCAATGCTCCTAAGAATAATTGGATGTTCTCGTGGTCTACCATGCCGGATACGACATCGCGGCCAACTTCAGTCAATTCCGCGATGTCGTGCGCCCCGTCGTTGGTATGCCGGGTTCCAAGACGTACCAGTTTGCGCTGTCCTCCGGTCTGGCTCATTGCGTGAATAGGTAAGCCAGCTGAATAGAGCGTAAGCCCGAAATTCAAATCGTGCAAGCCGTAAAATGTCTTAGTCAGTTTACGGGGCCAAAAGTGGATGGTGTCTTTGTCAACGAAGGGGTCGAAGGTCTGATCGGTACGCCAAATCGGTTTGTGCATCCTGTCCAGTACGTCGCGGGATATCAGTATAAAGCCAGTGCCAGTCCAGTAGGCGAGGCCTACTGGGTCATGGAGTATCGTACTGTCACCGTCTTGGCGGAACGGGTAGTCCATCGCTACTACCGGGTATTTAACTTCAAACATACGTTTTAACATCCCCTTGGGTATTATCATATCGTCCTCGCAAATCAATATTGCAAATACTTCGGGGTCGGCTAAGGCCACCTCCGTCGGGTCATTAAAGCACTGGGGCAGGGGTTTCTCGTGGCTCCAGAAAATCTCGTAATCGAAGGGTTCTAGTTCCCGTAATAGTTCTTCAAACGTCTCACTGAACATCAGGCCCCTTGAGGGAACTATGACGGCTAGTTTGTCCATGGTAACAGCGTGACCGTTCTGGTCGTCATCATGCCTACTGCTCCGCTTCCATTTCCTTTATCAGCGCATCCACCGTATCAATACCTCCGGCGAACTGCCGGAGGGTATGTTTATGTTCGGTAATGTTATTCAGGCCTTTGTTACGCATGGTTTCGTTGTCGTCCTTCTGAAGCCTTAAGGCGTGCAGGATGTTGACCCGTTCGCGCCAGACACCGGACAGTAATTCGTTGCGCTGTGCTTGCAGAAACGCCAGTTTCTGGTCCTGGGGCAGTTCGTGCCGAGCGGTCAGATGGAACTCTTTAATAGTTTCTTTGTCTTCCGACAAAGGGGAATACTTTGGCATAACACCTCCACTTAGTTACTGCCAATATTGTATCTTTTTTTAATACAGTTTGTCTAGAACGTTTTGTTGTCTTCGATTGCTTTGCTAATTTGGTTCTTGGCGTCGGTTACCAAGTCGTTATAGTTGTCGAGACGGTGGACGAACGTGCCGTGCTGGTTCTTGACGTGGTGGACGGCTTGTTCGTGCAACTCGCGCTTGCCAGCGTCCTCGCTGGATTCGGTTACTGGTTCTATTTCCGGCGTGCTGACAGCTTTTTTGAATGCCATACCTTGGTCTCCCTTAATTACTGTTTACAGTATAACAAAAGCGGCCCGATTATGGGCCGCTCCTGTGATTTTAGTTTATATTTTAGTGTTTCAAAACGAAACCAAAGCCTGAGCGTAATTGTTTGACGCCAAACAATACATCGACGGTTACTAACCAGCCGAGATGTTCTTGTTTGTATTGCGCTTGAGTACGAGGCTCCTGCTGCATCGCAACGGCAAACGATTCCTTGTGGAAGAACAGGCTTGAGTATTCGTCAGTCGCCGTGTCTAAGTAGACAAGGTTCTGGCTCATGAATACTTGGGCGCCGTAGATTTCACCGATCTTGCCGTTCAGGATTGAGTTCTTGTCTCCGCCGACGCCTAATGCGTCATAACGGACGTACTTGTCAATCGCAAGCAATTCAGCTTCACCCTTAGGGTGGACCACGATAGATCGGTCGCTGCGTGGCGCCTTGTTCTCTGACAGGTATCGGTTGACTGTCAGGATCAGGTTGTCGTTAAGAGCCGTACCGAATGCTCCGTAGCCGGTGAAGGCTGAGGTCATAGCGGTACCTATAATGCTGTCTACCTTTTCGGCAATCGCGTAAGCGGCGGCCTGGGTGTAGTCGCTTCTCAAATCGTAAACGGATTGTATCTTTACCAAATCTTCTACTAAGAACGAACTTTCGTAGTGTTGGTCGAGCGTGATTGTCGTCTTGGTTTCTGTGTTGTAGTTCAATGTAACGACGGTGTTCTGGGCCTTGAGGTTGGCGGTGATGGTTGAGACGTTTGGAATCTCAAGCGTCTGGCCGCCAGCCCTAACGTCAGCGTCGTAGTGTTTTACGAGTGGCAAAAGGACCAGGTTCTCTTTGACGAACATGAGAACCTCCTTTGACCATACGTTAGGCCAAAATACGGACGCGGCGGTTGCACCGACGTTTACGTTCCCGCCACTAAATGCTCCTGTTACCATAATATTTATTATGCTTTCTTGTTGCTAGGTTGATGTAATCAGCCTGCCATCGCCCTGTTTATTTCGGGTAAGCGCCGGCGGTATTCTTCCGGCGACATGTTCTGCACTACCTGGTCAACGTTCTGTGATGTGATCTTAGTTCCGCTGGTCATCTGAGCAGAGTTGGTCGCGTTACCTCGCGGGGTTGCGGCTTGCTGCTTTTGGGCTAGCTTCTGGAGGGCTTCTTTGCCCCCTTGTGACCTAATGGAAGATTCATCGCTGCCGGCGCCTCTAGCCATGCTATAGACGTCATCCAGTGACAATAAGCCTTCCTGTACCAACAGGCGTTTATTCGGGTCGCTCAGTATCTGAACCATGTCGGCTTCGTGAGCCAGCTTTGACTGGTTCTCTAGCTTCCATTGCTGGATATCGTACCTCAGCTCCAAGTTGCGCATACGGATGTTGTCACGCTGTTCAGGCGTGGCATCCGGCACGATTTGGTCGTCGGTTATCTTAGCGGCCTTTTCCAACTCCGAGCGCTTCTGTGCTTGCGTATGCATGGCACGTTCGGCTTCACGGGCGGATTTCGCCAGTTTGTTAATTGCCTCAGGATCGGTCGGGTCTATGCCCTTCTTCTTCAGCCAGGCAGAGGTATCGTCGGGAGCAGCCTCTTCGGCTTCTTCTGACGGCTCTGACGGTTCAGACTCCGGTTCTTCGGCAGGGGCGTCGGGTACGGTTGGTTCTTCAACCGCCTCGGCTTCTTCTGACGGCTCTGGTTGTGGAACTGCCATGCCTTGGTCATCGATTGCGATGCCGTCGATAGCTTGTCCGCCTTGCTCGTCAGGTGCGTTGGTTGTGGTATCTTCGTCCACGTTTCGCTCCTTCTTGATATTGTTAAGTCACCAGCCCAGAGTGGGGAACGGGTTCTAACACAGGCTGGTGTTAATTTTATCGCCCTCATTCCCCCCTCTGGATGTATGACTGTCTCATTGTCACGCGGCTCCTATCTGCCACCAGGCTTTGGATGTGTTCGATTATCTCCCGGTTACCTTTAGCTCTTTGGACATAATCCCGCGCAAGATCGGGTTCTTTCTCAGCCTTGTCATGGTTGGAAGCTATTAATCCCGCTACGCGGCTCATAAACTCGCGGCCGGCCTCGTTCTTCAGGAAGAACTGCTGGTAGGCGTTGCGTTTCTCGGTGACGGTCATACGAACATTCCTTCCGGCATCATACCTGCCCCCTCTGGGGGTAACATCATGTCTTCTTCCGCCATCGGCGGCATCATCTCAGGCGAGGAGGTGGGAACCTCGCCTGACATCA